TTGAATTTTAAATCATTGATTGATTGCGCCATTAAAGGCACATCACCAGATACTATTATCTACTTTTTACATCACACAGAGTTATCTGATGATGGCAGATTAAAAGCTAAGACATTAGGCAAGATGCTTGATAATCAGCTGACAGTTGAGGGGTTATTTTCAATTGTTCTTTTATGCCAGGTAGAGGGAACAGAGCATTATTTTATTACAAATAGTGATGGTTCTAATCCAGCTAAATCACCAATGGAAATGTTTGAAATGAAGATTCCAAACGATTTAAAGATGGTTGATACAACTATCAGAGAGTATTACGAGTTCAACAGCTCTCAAGCTGAGGAATAAAATAAATTATTTTAATCACATGGAGGTAGTGAAATGAAACAGTTTAACGGATATGAAGATGCTAAGAAAGCAGCACAGTTTGTAGGTGGAGAAAAGTTACCAAAGGGCGCTTATGTATGTGAGATTAAGAATGTGCAGTATCAGGATGGACAGAATGGTAACTCTGATATTATCAATGTTTTGTTTGATGTAGTAGAGGGCGATTACAAGGACTTTTTCAGACAGCAGTATGATGCCAATTCAAACGAGGATAAGAAGTGGAAAGGCAGAACATCAATTTTTGTTCCAAAGGATGATGGCTCAGAAAAGGATGGTTGGACTAAGAATGCTTTCGCTAAGTGGACCGATTCTTTTGAAAAGTCAAATTCCGGTTATGTTTGGGATTGGGATGAAAACAAGTGGAAAGGTAAAAAGATTGGTCTTGTGTTCCGTGATGAGGGAAATGTTATTGACGGCAAAGAAGTAGTTTACACAGCGGTTGCATTCCCTGTAGATGCTCAATTAGTTCGTGATGGCAAAGCACCAGAGGCTAAGTTCAAAGCTAGAAATGGTTGGACAGGACAACAGCAGTCAACACCAACTTCTACATCATCATCAGTAGGTGATGGATTTATGGATATTCCAGCCGGCATTGATGAGGATGTCCCTTTTAACTAAATGGAGGGCTATGAGATTGATGCTTGCTTAAATTCCATAGAAATATTAGTGGATTCCAGAGAGCAACCATCTGAGAGGGCTAATAAGAGATATCAACTCTTTGAATGCCCTCATCAGAGGTGCACTCTCAACTATGGAGATTATACCTATAACTTTACTCTACCTAATGGATCTAAATTATTTGACACGAATAAAACGGTTCAAGGGGATGTAGTTATTGAGAGAAAAATGAGTTTAGAAGAATTAAGTGGTTGTTTCTGTCAATCGAGAGAAAGGTTTTCTCGTGAGTTTGAGAGAGCTATAGAGCATAAAGCTAAAGTTTATCTGTTAACTGAAAATGCCACATGGGAAAAGCTGATAGCAGGGCATTATAAAACTAAATTCAACTCTAAGGCATACTTAGCCTCAATAACAGCATATATGGCAAGGTATGATATTACTCCGATTTTCTGTAAAGAAGAAGTTTCAGGCAAGCTAATAAAAGAAATTCTTTACAGGGAATTAAAAGAACGCTTGGAAAGGGGAGCTTATGACTTCTGATGAATTAAAAGAAACAATCCCCATGCGTGATGTAGTAGAGAAATACAATATAGCAATTAATAAAGCTGGCTTTTGTAAATGTCCTTTTCACAGTAGCGGTAGTGAAAGGACAGCCAGCATGAAAATATACGAAAAATCATATCACTGTTTTGGATGTGGAGCTAATGGAGATATTTTTACATTCGTGCAGCAATATGAAAACCTCTCTTTTAAGGATGCTTTTATCAGCCTGGGCGGCGATTACAGATTTACATCGGACAATCAAAAAGCAAGGTTGTTAGCCAAAAGGCAGAGAGAGCAAGCTAAAAGAGAACGAGGAAAAACTGAGGCTTTTAAATTTAAATCTAGTCTGATAAATGCAATTACTTTGGTCCAGTCAAATACTTATGAGCCATTTTCTGATGAATGGTGTGAGCTGAAGAACGCAGAACCAAAACTATATTATTGGTGGGAGCTTTTATTAGACGGAAGGGAGATTGACAGAATAGATGTATCTAGAGCAATTAGAAAGCTTAACCAGAGACTCAATATTGGATGAGGAATTAATAGATGAGCTTTACGAAATTGAATCCAATTATGAGCGCACAAAGCAGCTTATAGAGGTTCAAAAACGTGCTAAGGAATTAGGTTGCCTTACACTCTTTAACAAGCTCTACAAGGCATATAACAAGGATGTAGCTAGTGTTGATTTAGCTAAGAATCCTAATAGAACTACTTTTTCTATTCTTAAGGATGATCCGAACGGTCAATTAATCTGTGGAGACTGGATAGCTGATGATAACGGAGTATGGATGCATACAGATAAAGGAGCTGCACAGGCTTGTTATCATCCTATATTTCCTACAAGGATTCTTAGAAATGCTGAGACAGGACAATACAAGGTTGAGCTTAAATTTCAGCTTAGAGGTTCTATTAGAACGTGCCTGGTGGATAAAAGTATTACTGCCACTCCTACAAAGATAGTTAAGCTGGCTGATTATTCAATACAAGTTAATTCGCTTACAGCTCCTTATTTGGTTAAATTCCTATCTGACGTAGAATCTTTTAACCCTCAGATAAAAGAGTGGGTTTCTACTAGCAGATTAGGCTGGATAAACGAACAGGATGAAAATGGTGAACAAAAAACAATGTTTATGCCTTATGACAAAGAGGTGATTTTTGATAATGAGGCGAACACTAAGGCTCTTTTTGATTCTATTAGAGAACATGGTAACAAAGATACCTGGTACTCATTGATAAAAGAAATAAGAGCCAGAAAGCAAACAGAAGTATTGATTAATCTCGCTGCAAGCTATGCCTCAGTTCTAGTAGAGCCATGCGGTGCACTACCATTTATTGTATCACTTTGGGGCGGTACTGGTATAGGTAAAACAGTGGTTCTGATGCTTGCTACATCAGTGTGGGCAGACCCCTCAGAGGGCACTTACATGACAGATGCTAAAGCTACATCAACAGCTATGGAGATTAGACTTAACATTCTTAACAGCTTGCCTATGACACTTGATGATATGGCTCAAGTAAAGAATCAGTATGATGAGGACTTTTCACAGTTGATTTACAGATGGTGTGCTGGTAAAGGTAGAGACCGTTCTAATGTCAATCTAGGACTAAATAAGCTCACTAGCTGGAGAAATTGCACCATTACTAACGGAGAACGTTCTTTAGTAGATGAATCTACACAAGGCGGTGCTGTTAACCGTGTAATTGATGTTGAGGCAAGCGGTGAGGCGCTCTTTTCAGGGCAAGATGGTAACAGGGTAGCCAATACTTTAAGAAAGAATTTTGGACACTCTGGAAAGGACTTTATCGAGCTTATAGAGGCAATTCCTAATTCTGATTTAATGGCAATTGTTAATAAATATTTTGAGGCTATTAAAGAAGAAGCAGCAACACAAGGCTGTGAAAAAGAGGATAAACAGATAATGCCAATGGCTTTAATTCTTGCAGCGGATGAGCTAATAGAGGAATACCTGTTTAAGGATGGTGTCAGATTAGATCTATCAAAGTGTGTTAGCTATCTAAAAAACAAAGGTGAGGTATCAGAGCATAAGAGAGCTTATGAGTATTTATGCGGAATGATTTCTATTAATGGATTCCATTTTGCTAGAACTGATATTTCTGATTTTGAGGCTAATGTTCAACAATGGGGATTCTGGCTGGATGGTGGCAAGGAAGTTGCTATTGAGCCTGTAATTTTTGATAAATTGCTCAAAGAAGGTGGTTTTCAATCTAGAGCTTTCAAGAGCTGGGCTAAGAAACAAGGGTTACTTGATTGTAACGGTGGTAGAACCAATAAACGAATCAGAACACCAGAGGGTAATAGAAATTATACTTGCTTATTTATAAAGGATTTAGACGACCCAGAGGATTTTGATTTGCTAGGTGATGAGGAAATACCATTTTAAATTGTTCACGTGTTCACACTGTTCACACTTGAAAATAATGACTTTTAATAAAAAACATTTTTTTTAAAAATATTCGTTCTCGCGCGTGTAGAGCAAAAAAACCACTGTGAACACCGTGAACAGTGTGAACAGCCAGTAATACCAAGAGTTTGCGGACTTTCTACACCGTGAACACACCGTGAACAACTGTGAACAAACAATATATAGAAAGGGAAAATGTGATGAATATCAAGCAAATTCAATGGACTAAAGACAAATGTAACGCCTTATTAGCAATACCTCAAAGCTACCCTCTGGATGAACAGACAGCTGAAAAGATAAAAGAGACGTCTGAATTATATCTAAAGGCCGCCAAAGGTAATGAAGAATTTAGAAAAGCTCTTTTAACCACAATCACTTTTATAGACAACGTAGATAGACTTTATAGAAATTACGAAAAGGAAATAAGAATGATAACAGCGTGAATTAATCGAGGTATTTATGAAAATATGCAAATGTTATATATGCAAGAAAGAGTTTGAGGCTAGAAACATCAATACAAAGTACTGTAGCAAGGAATGTAAGAAAGCTGGAGAAAAGCTAAACAGAGCCAAAGGTGATGCAAGAAGTAGATATCTAATGGAACTGTATCACAGCAACACATTAGATGGAACTATCCAGGAGGCTTTCGATAAAGGCGTTAGCTATGGGCAGTTGCAAGCTGAGAGATATAAAAAGCTAGTAACGGTAAATAACCCCAAGCCAAACCCTAAAAAGAGGGTACAGCCAAGCATTAGTTACGAATACAGGAAACAGCAATTTGATGAGATAGTAGCTCAACAAGAGGTGGGAGAATGGGAAAACCAAAACACTATTGGTACGGAATTGTCAAAAGATTAATTATGGAATCGCCAAGCCATGACAAAGAGGAATCATTACAGCAGTACATCATTTCAATGGCTATGGAAAAGGCAAATAAAGAAACACTTAAGTTGCCAAATGGAGAGGAACGATTAAGAGCTGTAGAGATTGTCCTGATCAAGAAGAATAAAAACGTATATGGTGCAGCGCTGGAGCTCTATTGTTCATCCAGAAAGGTAGAGCGGTGGATAAGTAGCTATATCAATTTAGTTGGTAGAAAGGCGGGTTTCTAATGGGAGAGGTAAAAGTAGGTGATTACATTAAGTGTCACGATAAATACGAAATGGCAGCACTAACAGAAACGTTAGCGGCTGACGGAATCGAGACAGAATTTGAGTTTGAGAAAGACGGCGTTAAAGGTTTATGGCTGCAAGTGGTAGAGGTAGAAGATGCAAGCAAGAATTCCTAGAAGTAATTACAGGCCTATAAGAGTTACCAAGCAGTGGGCAAAGCTGATTAATAAGGTTGAGAGTGAATTGAATACAGAGTGCAATACACAGATGGATTTGGTAATGTGCTCAGCTATGATTGCTCTTAATCGTTATTGGGGCTGGAAAACAGAAAGATTATCAAATCTTAATTTCATGCAGCAAGCTATCTGGGATGAATGTGGAAAAGATAACAATATGAGCATGATCAGGATGCTCGATGAGGAATGTGATATAGAGCTAACCAACCAGGAGGGCAAATCTTACAGAGAGGTTATATATCTTAATGCTGAGATTGATACAGGTAAGCCTTTATCTAATGCTCAATGGGTTGCTATGAGACAGAATCAAACTAAATGGGTAGCAGCTCAGATAACAGCTTGTGTACTGCTGGCACTACATCGCAAAGAGGGCTGGGGCGCAAAAAGAGTAGGAGAATTACTAGAGCGTATGAATAATATCAAGAGTGAATTTGATTACAGCCCAGAAAAGATAGTAGAGGCCTTGTGGAATGAGGCTAAGTATGATTGGACCGGTGTACACACTCCACAGGAGGGGTAAACATGGCAAGGAAAAACAATGAAATAGAGGGGCAGATGTCAATATTTGATTTTTTGGCCCCTCCGGAGCCTCCTAAAGCAGCTTATCCTATAGAACTAGAAAGAGATATTTTGAAAGAAACAATACTTAGAGGCAGCGGATTTGAGAATGGTAAGAAAAGGATATACAACTTCTTTAAATCTGAATCAGATAGACATAAAAGAGTAGAGTTTCTAAAACATGAGTATGGAGTAGGCGGTTGGAGTGCAGATTTCGGAATAGTAGACCATGGAGCAAATGGATTACTGTTCAAATTCGATGAGGATTTCGCTTTAGAAAACAACATATCGATTAGGCAATATCCGTGGGAGTTCGTATCTATGCGAATAGATGAGCTGATTAAATCGGGTGAATACACTCCAGAGGTATGTAAATTCTCTGAGCATACTTGCAATAAAGAGGAATTATGGAGAGTAGCTATAGAGATTGGCGTATCCTGTCCTAAATCTTGTTGTAGAGTATGTGATATAAGGGATTGCGGCGCTAGATGTAACGGAGCACCAATAAAACCACATGCACTACATGCACCTATTATTTTTCATGAGGGCGATATCATATACCAGGTACTCAGAGCTGAGATTATACCTTACAGGGTAGCAGCTCATACATGGGAATATGACGCCAAGGATGGTGTAGGCAGAGGATACCAGCTAGATACTCTGGATGAGCATCCAAGCCATAACACCGTATGGAATCATTCAACAAATTTCTTTAAGACATTAGAAGAGGCAAATAAAAAGGCTGAGCTAATGCGAGAGATAATAGGTGATGATTTATTACCTAAAGAGCAAATGAACATTGTAGAGGTTAAGGCTTATACATACATATACAGCGATTTCTATAAGGATGGTACAGATAGACAGGTTATTAATTTCTATGCGGTACTTGATAACGGCCTAATATACGTACATAGCGGCTCTAAATACGAACACTGCTACAAAGATATTAAACAGGGCGTGAAAGAGTATGAAGAGGACAAAGAAAAGCTGCTGGAGTACAACAAAGATATCACAGAGCTAAGCGATTATATACCTACGCTCCAGAACATGTATAAAACCAATCATGATACATGGGATTGGGCAGAGGCCAGATACGATAGGGGGTTGGCATAATGGCATTGTTCGATAATTATGAGTGTGACGGACAGATAACACTCGATGATTGGATGGCGGACCTAGAAAGTAATGAACCAAAGAAGTGTTGCGGCGTTAGACCATGGTTACATATAACAAAGTGCTGCCATTGGGATGCTAGCAAGCCTCAAAATTACATGATGTATTATATCTGCCCTATGTGTGGCAAAACTGTTATTGATGAAATAGGCTGGGTTAAATACAGACATGGTACATATGATAAGGCTAGTAAGCAAGCGCTGGAGGATTGGAACAATCCAGAATCTCGTTTTGAGATAAAAGAATTTAATGATCCAAAAAACGGTAACTACCCAAATATCAGTTTAGATGAGTATGAAGAATGGGAAAAGCTATACGGCATAAGTTACGAGGAGTTCAAAAAGCCATTAATAGAGATATCAAACAGGATATTTAGAGAAAAGCAGTTAGCAAAGCAAAGATTGGGGGCTGAGGAATGACAATTAGCAATAACACCAGAAATAGAAAAGCAGAGCCTTACACAGAAAAAGGGGCTCTAGAGCGTTGGATAAATGAATTAGCTGAGGAATCTGGAAAAAGCAAAGAAGAAATAGCTCAGCTGGCAATCGTGAGATTGGAAAAGGAGCGCATAGAAAACAATGAGCGGATTCAATCCAGGATGTCCTAATTACTTATGTGATGAGGATACAAGGAAATGTTATTTGTTAGGTTATCGTATCCGTTGTGGTAGCAAAGAGTGTAAAGAAGCTCTGGAAAGGGAGGAGAACAGTGCTAGAGTTACCAATCAAAAGAGAATGGTTCAACATGATCAGGAGCGGTAAAAAGAAAGTAGAGTACAGAGAGATAAAAGATTATTGGTCTACTAGATTTACTCGTGAGGGAATGTTAGAGGCGTTCTATAAAAACCATGAGATAACATACAAGCCTACAGGTGATAGAGTGTGGGCATTGTTTAAGAATGGATATGGCAGCGATTGTCCTAGGTTCAAAGCTCTGGTAAGCCTATCAATAGGTACAGGGAAAACAGAGTGGGGAGCTGAGGACGGTGTGCAGTACTACAGGCTATATATACACAGGATAGAGAGTACGAGAGGATGAATAAATGGGATGGATAATAGGAGCAATAATTTTGTTGTGGATATATGCAACGTGCTAATAGAAAGCGAGGGAGTAAATGCAGACAGAACCAATATATAAGAGTGTACCAACAATGCGTAATTACGATGAATACAAGAGAGCGGAACAGTACACACAGGGTTGGAATGATGCTATGCACTTTATTTTTGATAGCGAAGAAGAAAAGCAAAAAAAGCTGATGAAGGGGGATTTGAAATGACTAAGGAGCAAGCGATAGAAGTATTACACGAATTAGACGGAAGTTTATACGAAACTCAGCAAGTAGCCTTAGATATGGCTATCAAAGCACTAGAGATAGTAGAAGAATTTGAAAACGCACGGATAATCACAGGCGGAAGATTAAACGGCAGAACCTATGCTTATAGGCGTGGGTTAGAGGATGGAAAACGCAAGGCACTAGAGCAACCTACCTCTGATGATTGTGTGAGCCGAAAAGCGGTACTAAATACACTTTTTTACAAGTCAGATAATAACTGTGAGGTGGTTCTAGGTAAAGAATTACGGGATAGAATTAAAGCCTTGCCATCTGCACGCAAAAGCGGATTACGCTGGATAGAACGATTTGACAAAGAAAATAAATGGTTAGAGTGTCCTCATTGCCACATAGACAGTGCTGAGGCTTATAACTATTGTCCTAATTGTGGAGCAAGTTTTAAAGAAGAAAAGTGAGGTAGTGAAGAATGGTAATAGAGATAGGGTGGAAATTAACAATTGCTATTGTATGGTTAGGTATCTGTATAGTAGCAAAGAATACGAATAAGTGAGTTTAGGACCGTTGGAATAATCCAGCGGTCTTTTATTTTGGCGTATCCGTGCCTAAATTTTATGAAATGATATAAGAGTAAACCCCCCCCAATACATTTATAGCCTACCTCCTGTGGACTTCTCCCCACGCGACAAAGGAGGTAGGCATAGTTTGAAAGGAGCAATAATGAGAGAAACTATTAGGAGATTCATTCTCAAGTATTTTGATTATCACATTGTAGGAGAGTACCTGGATAACAACGGAGAGGGGCATTACAAGAAAAAGTATATCAAGAAATGGTATTTGCGTAGAGGGGTGATAGCGCATGGCAAACGAGCAAAACTTAATTCCGTTTAATCAGCGAACTGAGAAAGAACGGAGAGAGATAGCCACTAGAGCTGGCAAAGCTTCTGGAGAGGCTAGGCGTAAAAAGAAAACTATGCGTGAGCTTGCATCATTAATGGCTGCTGCACCTGTAAAAAGCATAACAGCTAAAAGGAGCCTAGAGAAGCTGGGGCTCGATGAGGAGAATATGACTAACGATGCGCTTGTAACACAGGCGCTATTCTATAAAGCGCTTGAGGGCGATGTTAAAGCAATAGAAAAATGGGAGGAACTTACCAGCACAGAAACTGATAATACAATCGAGGCTCTACATGATCTATTAGATGGAATAGGAATTATAGAGTAATGGCACTACAGCTAAGTAAGAAACAGCAAGAGTATCTGAATAATGCAACGCACCGATGGAATTTTAAGAGTGGTGCTACACGTTCAGGTAAAACATATCTGGATTATGCTTTAGTAATACCTAAACGTATCATGAACCGTACAGGCAAAGACGGCCTAACGGTTATTTTAGGTGTTACTAAGTCCACTATCGAGCGTAACGTATTAGAGCCTATGCGTAACCTCTATGGTGAAAAGCTGGTAGGTGAAATCAACAGCCAGAATAAGTGTTATCTGTTCGGTGAATGGGTATACTGCTTAGGCGCTGAAAAGGTATCACAGGTAAGTAAGCTCCGTGGTGCATCTATCAAGTATTGTTACGGTGATGAGGTAGCAGATTGGAACAAAGATGTTTTCGATATGCTCAAATCACGACTCGATAAAGAGTATTCGTGCTTTGATGGTGCTCTGAACCCACAAGGGCCTAACCACTGGCTTAAAAAGTTTTTGGATTCTGATGCAGATATTTACTGCCAGAAATACACGATATTTGATAACCCATTTCTCAGCAAAGAATTTGTTGAGAACCTTTGCAAGGAATATTTCGGTTCAGTTCTCTATAAGAGATACATCCTGGGCGAATGGGCACTTGCTGAGGGCTTAGTATACAGCTCATTTAGTAGAGAGCGTAATGTATTTAGCGGTGATGTTAAGTACAACCCTAACAGTGAATACTACCTAGCTATTGACTACGGTACTATGAACCCATTTGCTGTAGAGCTCATAGAGTTCACGGATGAGGGTAAAGTAAGAGTTATCAAAGAGGCTCACTACTCTGGTAGGGAAAAGGGCCAGACAGTAGATAACGAATACTATTACCAGATGCTGGTTGATATAGCTGAGGGCTACGAGATACAGAGTATTGTTATCGACCCATCAGCAGCAGCTATGAAAGCCACTATACGTAAGTATGGTGCTTTTAGCATTACAGACGGTAATAACGATGTACTTAATGGTATCCAAGAGGTTACTAAGTACTTAGGCCTAGGATTCTTACTGATACATGAAAGCTGTATAGAGGGTATCAATGAGTTTGAATCATACGCATGGGATGAAAAGCTATCTGCTAAGACAGGCATTGATACTGTCATAAAAGAGAATGATCATCACATGGATGCAATAAGATATTTCATTTACACGATAGCTAAGAGAATTAATAGAGGCTATGTATAGGAGGCTATAAATGGGATTAATAGAATCAATTAAAGGATGGTGGAGCAGAATGTTTACAACTGAGGTTAAAAAGCAGTTTGGAGTTGAGGGCGTTGAGTCAATGACAATGCGTAAGGCTATTGAGTTGTGGCTTAATATCTATTCTGGTTCGGCTCCATGGATTAACGAGAATGATGGTATTAAGAGTATTAAGTTTGCTAAGTACCTCTGTTCTGAAACAGCTAGGCTAGTGTGCTTAGACATAGACGTTAACTTTGACGGCTCACGCAAAGAGGCCATGAAAGAGTTTTGGAATAAGTCAGTATATCCTAGGTTTCAGAATTGGGTTGAGTATGGTATAGCTGCTGGCTCATTAATCCTTAAGCCTAATGGAGAGGGTGTAGATTTTGTTACACCAGATAGGTTCCAAATAACCTCTACTGACGGCAACGGCAATATAACAGGCGTGGTATTCCAGGATACCTACCAGAAAGAGAAATACTACTACACTAAGCTAGAGTATCATTCATTCTTTAAAGCGTTTGTTAAAATGCCAGATTCTGAGGAGTACGAGGAGCGCACATTCTACAGAATCACTAATAAAGCATTTGAGAGTAAGGACGGTACTACACTAGGAGTAGAAATCAGCTTACTAGATACTAAGTGGGCTGGCCTAGAGCCTGTAGTTGATATCGTAAAGAGCAACGGCGATAAGTTAGACGGTATGTTATTTGGCTACTTTAAGATGCCAATAGCAAATGATATTGATTTTGATTCTCCTCTAGGCGTTTCGCTCTTTGCAGAGGCGCTGGAGGAGTTAAAGGATTTAGATATAGCTTATTCAAGAAACGCTGAGGAGGTTAAGCACTCATCTAGGATAGTATTGCTGGATGAGAGATTAACAGATAAAGGCGTTATTGATAGCAAGGGCAAACGCCACAGAGTACACATTCCACTACCTAGATATGTAAAGAGCATGAATGTACTTACAGAAAGTAATGAGGTATATCACGAGATTAACCCAGCTCTCAATACAAGCACACGAAAAGAGGGCATAGATTTCCAGCTATCTCTCATCGGTAGAAAATGTGGATACTCTAACGGCTATTTTGTGTTAGACCAGAAAACAGGCATGATAACAGCAACACAGGTAGAGGCAGATGATAGAGAGACAATCCAAACAATCAAATCTATCCGTGATGCTCTTAAGATATGCGTAGATGAGCTGCTATATGCTCAATCAGTATTTATGGATTTATACGAGCTGGCTCCTAAGGGTGATTATGAGACTAATTATGCATGGGGCGATATCACATACTCTTACGAGGAGGACAGACAGAATTGGTGGAAATATGTACAAGCTGGTAAGGTTCCAGCATGGATGTATTTCATGAAGTTCGAGGGAATGTCTGAGGATGAGGCAAAGGCTATGAGTTCTGAAATGGATAAGGCCAACGCCAATAAAGGCTTATTCGGGGATGAATAGTAACGAGCACCCATTCTAGGTTGAGTGGGTGCTTTTATATTAGGAGGCTATATGAGGTTTAAATTCAATATGCCTAAAGTATCTGCTGATATTAACACAGATAACTTTGATAAAAACTTTAGAGAGGCACATAAAAAACTCAATATGCAGATAGTAGCGGATTGCACTCCTTTGATTCCACATCAGCAAGGGCAGTTAAGGAGTCAAGTGCGATATCCAGACGGAATATATGGAGATTATATAGAGTGGTACGCTCCATATGCTCATTATCAATACGAGGGTGAAGTATTAACCGATGAATCGGGCAGAACATTTGTAGAGGCTGGAGTAAGTAAACCTGTACATACAGGTAGACCACTAAGCTATTCAGAACCAGGAGCGACAGATCATTGGTTTGAGAGAGCAAAAGAACAGAATCTCAGCAAATGGAAAGCATTAGTTAACAGGATATGTAGGAGATAATATGTTAAAGCCTAACGATTTCAATTACAAAGCAGATAAGGTAACAGCCTACTACAATGATTTTGAGGATTACCTTTTAAGAGATATAGCCAAATTCTTATTGAATGCAGACGGAGTAGGCGGTAAAGCTGATAGAGAGCTTTTTATACTCCAGCAAATGGGATTATCACAGAATGAAATTACAGAGCGTTTAGCACAGCTCACAGCTCAATCTGAGGAGGCTGTAAAAGAGGTACTACAAGAATCTGTAATGACTTCTTTTTCAAATGATAAAAAGGTGCTGGATAATTACTTTAGCGGTGATTATGGACCACTTAACAACCCAGCTATTAGGCAGACTATGGATGCAGAGTGGGCTAAAACCTGTGGAGAACTAGATAACCTTACTAGAACCACACTAGGAGCTTACAACGACACTGTACTTAAATCTCTTAACGAGGCGGAGGTTTTATGTGCATCTGGAGCAGTAAGTTACTCTGAGGCCGTTACTAACGTATTGGATAAGCTGGCTATGAGTGGATTAATGTTAGATTATCCTACAGGAGCTCATAGGAGCCTAGAGGCAGCAGTAAGATGCGCTGTAGTAACATCCATGAATCAAACTGCTGCACAAGTAACTAACCAATATATAGCAGAGGGAGGCATTGAGTATGTGCTTGTATCTGCTCATACAGGCGCACGTATTAGCGATAAAGGCGGATTATATAGCCACGCTGAATGGCAAGGCAGAGCATATAAAATAAGAGGCTCAGAGGACGGATACCCTAACCTATTAGAGGCCACAGGCTACGATATAGACCCAAATACAGGTAATGGGCAAGTGGTAAACCCTAACGGCCTACACGGATACAATTGCAGACATTCACACCAGCCATGGGGCAAAGAGCTAGATAACCCATGGGTAGATGATCAGGGCAATCTTAAGGTAGATGCTGAGGAGCAGAAGTATATCCAGGATAAGCAATCTGTTATTGATGAGCGTATAGCTAGAATACAGGCTGATGAAAACTATTCAGATAAGCAGAAAGAACGCCTTATAGCTGCTGAGGAAAAGCGCCGTAATACATGCAAATACGAGGATATGCAGACTCAACGCAGAATGGAATCTCAGATAAGAGATACTAAGCGCCAGATAGTAATGAAAGATGCTGAGCTGGATAATGTTAAGCATGATACTGATTTATTCGTACAGCTGATGGGCGATAGAAGAAACTTAGAACACAAGCTCACTAATAGAAACAGAGTATATGGGCAATATTGTGCTGACTTTGGATTGACTCAGCAGAGGGATAGATTAAAGGTCGCTGGATATACTCAAAAGAGAAAACAATTAAAAGGCGATAGAATAAAACAAGAGGAAATCTTGAAAGCTCCGAAGATTTATAACAAGTATCTTTCAGATGCAAGGGATGATTTTGAAACATTTATTCTTAACTCAAATGCAAGTGAGGATTTAGTAACTAGATTATTGTTAACAGAAGAAACAACAGAGGTTATAGAGGACAGCACATTAGATGGTGCTTTCGCTTACAAACCCGGTAAAGATAAGTTGTATTTTAACCCTAAAGCTCCAAATTTCGAGGATTACAATACTAACTATGTATACGCTCATGAGCTATCACACCGATTAGATAACAATGAATTGAAATCATGGGAAAATGACAAGTTTATAGCAGCAATCGACAAATCAAAAACCATAATAAATGATAATGAGGAATTAATTAATAAATGGTTTAGTGATGGTGGCTTATACGAGTATGATGGAGCGGTAGCAGACATTATTAGTGCATTAACAACAGCTGAAAAAAATGATATATTACCACTAGGACATGATTTAGAATATTGGTTAGAGGATGTTTCTCATAAGCCTATGGAAATATTCGCAAATATGTCTTATATCAACTTAGATGGTAATTATAATGAGTTTTTAGGCTTATTTGGAGAATTGCAAGAGGCTTTTCTGGAGGTAGTTAAATGGAAATATTAGAGAAGTTAAAAAATGATCCAGAAATAAAACAATTGAAAGAGGAGTGGGGAAATAAAACAAGCTCTCCTTTTCCGATTTATCATTTTAATCTCTATTTAGGGATTGAGGATTATAAGAAAAAGATAAGAGCAAAATTAAAAGAACTATAAGTAAAGATTTATCACAAGGCCGTTTCTAGAAATAGAGACGGTCTTTTTTATTGCCTAAAAATTGGCGCATCTGTGCCTAAATTCTATGTAACACTGTAAGCATGAAAGCCAGCTATGGTTTAAATAGCACATTCCGAACGCTAGGGCTGTCCTAGATAAAAAAACTTATAAAACAGGAGGATATTAAAAATGAAACTAATTGATGAGTTGGAAAAATTGGGCTTAGAGCTTACAGATGAGCAGAAAGGAACCATCGAAAAGAAAGGATGGGGTGAAGTAATCTCTATTGCAGAATCTGACAAAAAGGTTCAGAAAGTCCAAGCACAGCTGGACAATGCAAATGAAAAGCTCTCACAGACAGAGGAGGCTCTTAAAGCTTTTGACGGTGTAGATGCTGAGGGCATGAAAAAGAAAATTGCAGAGCTGGAGCAGGCAAACAAGGATAAGGATGCTAAGTACCAGAAAGACTTAGAGGCTCGTGATTATCACGATGCAATTGAAAAGTTAACAGCTGATGTTAAGTTCTCATCAAACGCTGCTAAAAAGCAGTTTATAGCAGACCTAGAAAAAGAGCCATTACAGATGCGTGATGGTAAGGTTTTAGGTTTTGAGGATTACCTTAAGGGTGTACAGGAAAGTGATCCAGATTCTTTTGCTAAGGACCCTAACGGTAATGCAGCAAAGTTTACAACTCCTAATGGCCAGCAGACAGATGATAACAAGGCCGATAAGGTCGAGGAATCAGCTTTAAGAGCTGCCATGGGATTACCACCAAAAAAAGAAAATTAATGGAGGACAAAGAAGATGGCAATTCAGTTATCAAAAAACTACACAGCACTTCTTGATGAAGTGTACCAGGCAGCATCATTAACATCTGTTTTGGATTCTGATCCAAATACAGCTAAACAGGGTGCTAAGGCTAACGAAATCATGATTCCAAAGATTTCAATGGACGGTCTTGCTGATTACTCACGTAACTCTGGTTACGTTAACGGCGATGTAAGCCTTGAGTATGAAACAGTACAGTTCAACTACGACAGAGGCCGTAAGCTCTCTGTAGATTACCTTGATAATGAGGAGACAGCAGAGGTTGCATTCGGTCAGCTCAACGCTCAGTTCCTTAGAACAAAGGTTGCTCCAGAGGCAGATGCTTTCACATTCGCTACTCTTTGCGGTAAGGATGGAATCAGCACAGCTACAGGCACTCTTTCTACAGGCGCAGATGTTATTTCTGCACTTGCAACAGCGGTTGACGGTATGACAGACGATGAGGTACCAACAGAGGATAGAATCCTCTTTATCACATCTGCTCTTAACGGTCTCATCCGTGATATGGATACAACAAAGAGCCGTGAAGTAATGGCAGCTTTCTCTCAGAAAGTAGTTGTACCACAGGGTAGATTCTATACAGCTATCGATATGCTTGATGGTACATCAACAGGCGAAACTGCTGGTGGATACAAGAAACATGTATCTACAGGTGCAAGCGATGTAGCTGGTAAGGACATTAACTTTATGATCGTACATAAGCCAGCAGTGCTTAAGTTCAATAAGCATATTGCAAACAACATCATTACTCCAGAGGAGAACCAGGATGCTGATGCATACGCTATGAAGTACAGAAAGTACGGCTTAGTAGATGCTTACGAGAACAAGGTAGCTGGTATTTACGTTCATCACAAGGCTTAAGGAGGGAAAAGCATGAGAGCAGTTGGATTAACAAAGGCTCCAGCTAAGAAGAATAAGGGCAAGGAGGCAGCTAAGGCTGCCTCTGCTCCTAAGACAGCTGAAAAGGAGCCAGAGACAAAGGAAACAAAGGCTACTGAAAAGGAGCCAGAGACAAAGGAAACAGGAAAAGAGGATTAATCAGAATGGCTGACTTAACCACATATCAATTCTATACAGGAACTTATTATGGGGATTCGGTCAGCGAAACTGATTTCCCAAAATGGTTATCAAGAGCAACGGATGAGCTAGATTTTCTCACTAATGGAAACATTACAGAGGAGGCTCAGACGGAGTTTAACACAGAGATACAGAAAGCTGTATGCGCTCTAGTAGATGTGCTCTACAAAGTAGATACACTAGGTAAGGCTGCTGATTCTGGTACAGATGAAAGCAACATCAAATCTAAAACATCTGGTAGTGAATCTGTTACCTATGGTGCTATAGATTCAGCCTATAAAAAGGCTGTGAGTGATGTTAAAGCTAAGCGTTCCTTAGAATGGGATGCTATTTTACCTTACTTATCGAATACAGGGCTCTTATATTGGGGCATTTAGGAGGGATTATGAGCGATTTGTTTTACAACAAAACAGTAACCGTTTTTAATAGCTCTCCTACTGATGATGTTATGGGTGATGAAACGTGGTACCCAACAGTTTTACATAATGTAAGGCTGTTAGAGACACGAGGCAGAAACATAGCAAAGAGCGGCGTAGATGCAGCGGATAGCGCTACACTGCATATCCGTACAGACAATCTAGAAAAGCCGTATCTTGAGCCAAAAGCATGGGATACGCTGGCAGATAAATCTACAGCGTTTACTCTCTGCCAGGAGAGGGATTTCTTTGTAGTAGGCGATGTGTCAGATGTACAGATAGTAGATGATTTCTTTCAGCATATGAAAGATAACTACGATGGTGTCTACATGATAACCAATACTGATAAATACGAGCTGATACCACATCTAGAAGTTGGAGGTAAATAATGGCTGAGTATGAAAGACTATCAGATGTTGATGCCGCCAGCATTTCAGAGGCCGTCACAAGGCTAGTAAGTAGCTGGAGTGAGATACCTTTTAGGGCCACCCAGAATACAGTACAGTGGGGCAGCATCACAAAAGAAACAGGAATAGGGCTCTTTGCTATGCAAGGGGCCATTTATAAAGCAAGGTACATCAGTGGTAACTATATAGGCCTATTCCCATTTAGGGTGGTTTATAAGTGTAATCCTAGCAACAACAAAACTAGGATATCAGCCCAGCAAGTAGTTGAACAGTTAGCTACTTACCTTAAGGGCTACACAGGAGTGTTGAAAAACGATGCTCAGATTGATGTACAGGCATTCACTAAGGTATCTCCTGTATACCAGCTAGAAGTGAATGAAAGCGGTTACGAGCAATATACTTGTGAAATGCAAGTTGAGTATTATTTCAAAGTCTCATAAGGAGGAAAGAACAATGGCAAAAGATAGAACTAATATGGTCTCTCTCTTAGACATTGGCTCTCTTAATGGTGGTACTACTGCCAGCATTAAAGAGTTAGGCGATGGATTCACAGAGCTCCAGGAGGATTGGGGTCCAGATGTTGAGTCTACTCAGTACGTCAATATGAAGAACAAAGCCTCTACTGTTAAGGGCTATGAGTTCTCAATGGATGCTGAGAGAGAGTATATCTCTGATGATGTACAGACAGTTATTGATGAGTTATTCAAGGATCTCCCAACAGGTACTCAGTGCGAAACTGATTACTACAGATTCTACAAGACAGATGCCGTAAGCGGTTCAGATAACACATTCAAGGCAATTAAGGTGCCTGTTATCGTTTGCCCATCAACTACAGGTGGTGCTGGCGGCGATATCCTTAAATCTGCTATCCAGATTAAGGGTAATGGTGATGTAGTAAAGGGTACTATCGCAATTGGTTCTGGTGGTACATATACATTCACAGCTACACCCTAACGCTCCAGCACAGGATGCTGGCAACGATGAGGAAAGCAGCGATACAGAAGAAAGCTAGAGGCTTTCAGTTACTATTAACTGTTTAGCATAATGGGGTACTTACTTTTCCCTGGTACCCCATTTGGGAAAGGATGTTAAAACACATGGCTAAAGTAATCAATTTAAAATCAAGCATTGAAACTATTGATATTCAGAATGAGGAGGGAAAGCCACTTGTAACAATCGAGATTAATACAAGTGATGATTCATACTTTTCACGCTTTATGGACCTATACGATGATTTAGGCGTATTGGTTGAAAAGGTTAAGAGAGAGATTGCAGAAATCGAACTCAAAGAGGCTAAGGATAGCCTGAATACTAAGACAGCTAAAAAGATTTTAGAAATCAATACAGAGGCTGCAAAGGAAATCTCCAGAATGACAGATGAGTTATTCGGAGAGGGATTTACACGTAAGCTCTTTGCTGAACATTACGAGTTAAATCCACAGTTCAGCCCTAATATTAAGTTGTTCCAAGAGTTCTACACAGGTGTAATGCCTGTAATACAGGACTACTACAAAGATTCCATCAAAAAGTACTCAGTTAAAAAGGGTAGGTAAGCCATGAATAATGTATTGTATCAATCCTTACCTACTGAGTGGAACGGATACCGAATCAATACAGGATTTCACATTGGTGTGCAGCTGGTTCTATTGTTTGAGGATAAGGCCATAAACGATAGAGCCAGAATTGATGTAATGATGGCTTTGCTGTTCGGGAATGAGGACGGAGAGGTTACAAATTGTCCTACTACGGCAGAAGAATTACAAGAGTGTATTAATTGGTTCTTAACCGGTTGGTCACATGACAACACTAAAGGCAGCGAGGACCGAATTAAGCTAATGGATTATGACATAGACCAGGGGCGTATATATGCCGATTTCATGAGGTTCTATGGAATAGACCTAGAAACAGCTGAGATGCACTATTGGAAATTCTGCTGGCTCCTGTGGAATCTACCACATGAGGATTCATCCTTTATGCAAGTTATTGAAATACGCACCAAACAACCTAGAAAAGGTGCAAGCGCTGAGGAAAAAGAGGCAATTAAGAAAGGCCATGTGGTTTATGATTTGGAACAACCTAAAAAAGAATACACGAAAGAGGAAACCGATGCTATCGATAAGTATGATCTGATGATGGCAGAGTTAAAAAAACAAAATCTCATAAAGGAGTAAGAATATGGCAGTATCAAACGGAGTAGTAAGAATCAACACTAAGCTAGACACAACAGGTTTTAACACGGGCATGAGTCAAATAATGTCGGGGTTGAAATCAATTGCTGGAGCGGTGGGATTGGCGTTTGGTGTTGCCTCTTTAGTTAGATTTGGAAAAGAGTGCATCAATCTCAGCTCTGATTTAGCAGAGGTTGATAACGTAGTATCTAAGTCATTTGGTAATCTGAGAGGGCAAATGGATGCTCTGGCTAATGAATCTATTAAAACATTAGGTATGAGCAGACTTACAGCATATCAGACAGGTGCAACATTCATGAGCATGGGTAAGGCTATGATGGATGATCAGCAAGCAGCTGCTGATATGGCTATAGAATTAACAAAGCTCACAGGTAATATGAGCTCATTCTATAACAAATCTCAAGACCTTGTAGCTATTGCGTTGAAATCCGTATATACAGGTGAAACCGAAACCCTTAAACAGTACGGCATTGTAATGACAGAGGCAAATCTAGAACAATTTGCACTAGAACAGGGTATCACTAAATCTTATAAGGCTATGTCACAAGCTGAAAAGGTTCAGCTTAGATATAACTACGTAATGGCTCAGACAGCCTTTATTGGTAACGATTTCCTTGATACACAGGATTCATGGGCTAACCAGACACGTATTTTAAGTGAACAGTGGAAAGAGTTCATGACAATTATAGGTAATGGCCTTGTAACAGTTCTTACACCTGTAATTAGGGTATTAAATACAATTGTATCGGCTCTTATTACATTTGCCAATGCTGTGGGCACTGTAATGAGTAAGTTGTTTGGAATTAAAGGCCAGACATTCGGCGTGGCTGAATCTGCTGAGAATGCAGCTGGAGGCTACGAGGATATGGCAGATAATGCCTCTGATGCTGGTAAGGCTGCAACAAAGGCTGGCAAGGCTGCTAAGGGCGCTCTTGCTGGTTTTGATGATTTGAATGTACTCCAGCAAAAGAGCGGTAGCGGTTCTGGAGGAGCTGGAGGCGGTGGCGGTTCTGAAATCACTGCTGAGGATGTACCGGTTGAGGAAATCGCAGAAACTAACCCTATGTTAGATGCTCTCAAGAGCCGTTTACTTGAGATTAAAGATTTAATAGCAGAGGGATTCTGGGATGGCTTAGGAAATGTAAATTTAGATTCAGCTAAAGCCTCTATAGAATCCATTAAGGATAGCATCAAGAATATATTTACAGACCCAGAGGTACAGAGTGCCGCTAATAACATGATTGATGCATGGGCATACTCAATAGGCCAGCAAGCGGGCGCTATGGCATCTATAGGAATTACAATAGCAACCAACCTATTAGGCGGTATAGCAAAGTACCTGGAACAGAATACAGAGCGCATTAAAGATTACATAATAGATATGTTTGATATCAGCGCTCGTGTTGCTGAAATTAAAGGTAATTATGCAGTAGCTGTAGCGGATGTATTTTCTGTATTTGGAGGCGATACAGCCCAGCAGATAACAGCTGATATTATTGGTATCTTTGCTGATACATTTATGGGCATCACAGAGCTTACAGCACAGTTTGGCGCTGATATGCTCGATTTAATGACACGCCCATTCATTGAAAACACAGAGGGTATCAAGACAGCTCTTGAGGGTATGCTTGAAAATGTGCAGACCATGACAGGAGCAATAAAAGAAACTATAGATACATTTGTAGATGATCTATTAGGAATGTATGAGGCTCACTTTGCTCCATTATTCGATTCTCTCGCAAATGGCTTATCTGAGCTTGCTGGAGAGTTCCTAGATTTCTGGAACGGACAGGTACAACCTGTATTAGATAGAATGGCTGAAAAGTTCGCTGAGATGTGGACGGCTCATTTATCTCCACTACTTACAAAAGTAACAGAGTTTTTAGGAGTTGTGGCAGACGGTATAACTGCTCTCTGGGAGGGCGTATTACAGCCTATGATTAGCTGGTTTATTGAAACCATTTTACCTACATTCCTACCAATTATTGAAACTCTTTACAATGCATTCATTGATACTATCAACGGAATAATTGATACTATCGGATTCATTATTGAGATTTTTACAGGTTTAATCAACTTTATCATTGGTATTTTTACAGGCGATTGGCAGAGAGCATGGGAGGGCATCAAGCAGATATTTACTGCTGCATGGAACGCTATTAAAACAGCAGTTACAACAATCTTTACAGCAATAAAAGGTGTTATTGATACTATTCTCCTCACAATCAAAGCTGCTATAACAAACAGATTAAATCTTATTAAAACCACATGGACCAATGTGTTTACTGCATTAAAAACAGTTACAACAACAATCTTTACAGGTATCTGGAATGCAATTAAAAACACTATCAATTCAATCTTGAGTGGTATAGAGGCCATGGCAAATGGTGTAGTAAACGGTATCAACAAAATTATCGATGCCATGAACGGCCTTAGCTTTGATATTCCAGATTGGGTGCCTGAGTTTGGTGGTAAGACATTTGGGTTTAATATCCCTAAATTATCTACAGTGTCATTACCTAGACTTGCCACAGGCGGTATTACTACAGGTGCTACACTAGCTCAGATTGGAGAGGCTGGTAGAGAGGCCGTGTTACCACTTGAAAATAATACAGGCTGGATGAATGATTTAGCTGCTATGCTCACTGAAAAAATGAGCGGTGCTAATGGTGGCACAGTAGTATTAGAGATTGACGGTGCAGAGTTTGGTAGAGTGGCACTACCATTTATCAATAACGAGCAAACTAGACTAGGTGTAAGCATGGCTACAAACTAGGAGGGTATAGCATGACAGAAAAAGGATATACACAGGGAATATACATAGACGGAATATTTTATGATATTCCCTTTGTATCTATAAAAAGAAAAGCGGATTTCCTTGAAAAGTACGCTGAAAGAACCGAGGACGGCGATATTAAGATGGAAACCATGGGCTGTTATTTCAACTACGATATAACAGTGGGTACTATTGATGATACCGAAACATACAATAAGCTGTTTGAGCACATTACACAGGTACAGCCTAGATTTCACAACGTAGTATTACCAGACGGTACAAGTAATTACTCATTTAGAGGATATTTCTCGAGCATATCTGATGAGGTATCAAAGGTGCTTGAAAATAAAGTTAAATTTGATGAGCTTAAATTCAAAATGACTAGCCAAAAACCAACAAAAAAGTAGGAGGTAACTTATGAGAACATCATGTACAGCTGAAATGAGATTAATAGATGTAACAGCTCACGATGATGCATCTGTTACCTCTGATACAAAGCAATCTTTTAGTGATTTAGACCTATTTGCTGAGGAGGAGCCTGTTACAACAAACAATAGCTATGCAACACTAGGATTTAATCAGTTTGTGCTAGACGGTAGCAAAAAAGTTGTTACAGGTAACGAAAGTGATATAGGCTATTGGTCTTTATACAAGAGCGGTGCTAATTGCAAGTTTGCTGTTAATCCTAAGCTAAGGATTGATTTTACAGAGCAGCATACATCAATTGCTCTCACTCTTACATTTGCAGATACATACCCAGCAGAGTTGATTATCAGATGGTACACATTAGGCGGTACACTTATTAAAACATCTAAATTCAACCCTACAGGCCTTGAGTTTGTTTGCGTGGATCAGGTGAAAAACTACGGTGCTATTGAGTTTGAATTTACTAAAACCAATATGCCTGGGCAGTACATCCACTTACAGCACATTGTATATGGCAGAGTTCTTACATGGGCTGATGATTTAATCAGCAAGGCATCTATCACAGAAGAGGTAGATGTAACGTCTAATCAGATATCAATCAACACAGCCTCCGTAGAGATTGTGGATGAGAATAATGATTTTGATATCTCTAACCCAGAGGGTGGCTGGCAATCAGTACAGAAAAATCAAGCTGTACACTTTACAGAAAGTATTGACAATGATTCAGTGGAGCTAGGCACATTCTATATTAAAGATTTCAGCTTTGCAGATAATAAAGCTAAATTCCAGATGATGAGCCCTGTAGGATTGCTTGATAGATATCAATTTGAGGATGGTGAAATCTATGTAGAGGAAACTGTTGAAAATATCGTTGATGCTATCATGGCAGATTCGGGCGTGGAGTACGTTTTAGATGATGAGCTTAAGAATATCAAGCTAACAGGTTATCTTAAGACTCAGACCAAAAGAGCGGCGCTACAGCAAGTAGCATTCGTTATAGGTGCAGCAGTAGATGATAGTAGAAGTGATAAAGTGCACATCTATAAACCATCTAAAGAGCTTACATATATTGTAGGCACTGATAGAAAGTTTAATGGTAAAACTAAAGCGGCTCAGACAGACTATGTATCTGGCATATCAATTGAGATTTCAAAATATAGCCTAAACAATGAGGTTAAAGAAATATACAACGATGTTCTACCAGCTGGTACAAGCAAAATCGATTTTGGTGGACCATATCAGCCAGAGAGCATCACAGTTACAGGCGGTACGCTTACAACTGTTAAAACTAATTACGCTATCGTTGAAATGGCAGATAGTGGTAACTGCTTAATTGAGGGCAAAACTTATGATGAGACTAAGTTCAAGCGCTCAAAGAAAGTAGCTAAGGTTGATTCTGGAGAAATAGAATCAATCAAAACATATGGCGGATTAACGCTCTACAACAGTGATATCATTAATGAAACATTAAGTGATTTACTTAAATATCACAATCTACGAAAGAAAGTAGACATGAGATATTTAATCAATCATGAGCACTCTGGTAGCTGGATTGATATCAAGGATAGAGAGGGCCGTGATAATGCCAGCTTGATTGAAAAGCAGACAATCGACCTTACAGGCGGCTTTATTGCTACAGCTACTTGCAGAGGCTACACGCTCATTGGCACAGAGGGTTACTTTACAGGACAGGAACTGTTTACAAATACAGGAGTTGGAGGAGCAATTATCTAATGAAAACAGAATTATTAAACCCAGGATACATAATCAAACAGCTCCAAACAGAGCTTGCTGAAAAAGATAAAGAGCTGGCCGACAAAGATAAATACATCAAAAACCTTGAGGATAAAGTGAAAGAATTAGAGGAGCAGAATAATGATTAGTATTTGGCAAGATGCTGTATTCGATAGAACACAGGCCGATGTTGATAGAATCAATGAGCTGCTTTCTAAAGTGCGATTTAGTGATTTAACTCTGGAGGAAAAAGCAGAGCTTTTAACTGATTCTAAAGGGGCTTTGAATACATCGGATTTAGAACGAATCAAAAATAATATTGATCTAATGGCAGAAGTAATGGAACTAAGGATAAGTACCACGGATGTACCAGAGATACCTACACAAGCCTATTTTGATGAGATTAGGCGCAATGTGCAGACTATAAGAAATGCTGGCTTTATTCGCAACACTACGCCAAAGGTTCCAAAAGCTCCACTCAATACTTATCAGAAGTGGAACGACATTGAAAAGATTTTACATGATACCTACGACATACTAATGAATAATTTCCACTATTACGCTGGAGAGCAGCTATACAGTGGTGATTCAGTAGCATTACTACTATAAGGAGGATTAAAAATGTTTGAAGTAAAAGTGTGGAAAGACCGAATAGCAGAGTTTATCTCACGCCGAACTCTTACATACGAGGACAGCACTACAGCAGTAGTAACTGTAGAACGTAATGAGGGTGAAGTATCCCAGACAGGTGATGCTTTTTCAGCTGAGAACATGAACGGTCTGGAGCAGAGGATTGCATCAGAATTTGAGATTGTAGAGGGTGGCCTAGCACCTAACAGTGTAACTACATTTCCTAGTGATGGCTCAATCGTGGTTACTCTTGAAAACGGTGACAAGGTTATTACTACATTCCCTAGCGATGGCTCAATTGTTAAAACACTTGAGGATAGTGAGGGTAATGTATTAGCCCAGAGAACAACGACATTCCCAGCTGACGGTTCAATAGTGATTCAATAAGGAGGATAAGATAAATGGGATTCAATTATGGAGTAATTAGAGTTAGAGCTAATTCAAGTATCGCTGGACAGAGCGTTACTATTCAGAGTGAGGATGGCAGTTTTACTACATCGGCAGTGCTTGCTGTTCCTTACGTAGATGTTCATGTAGCATCAATGCGTAGTTATTACGTAATTTATAATAATAAGCGCCGCTTAGTAGATGTAAACGATGGTGGTATCACTGCTGTTACGGCATCACACGGCGGTATCATTGGCCCTACAGGTGATGCTGTAGTATATGGCTTTAAGGTTTCAAAGGATGCTGTTGATCCAGATTCAAGAGTAATCTACACAGATGATTGTGAGCAGTTTTTACCAGCTCATATGGATTATGATAACGATTCATTTGATTATGGCTCATGGGAAGATGCATTCTTTATGCCTAGACCATGTATGCTTAAATCAGATGGTACAGTAGATTATTATCTGGACCCAGACGATTACAGCAAGAGAGAGGATGGTACAGCCTCAGATATCTCTAACCAGAGTTACGACGGTAACGCTATGATGCAGTGGCCTAAGATTTATGTATCACGTACAGAAGATTCTCAGTACTACTACACACGCATTTCAAATGTTAGAGCAGATGCAAACTTTAATTGCTTTACTAACCACGATGCAAATGGTAATGAGATTGATTATTTCTACACAGCTATCTACAATGGCTGCAACGTAAATGGTAAGCTCCGTTCATTAAGCGGTCAGACAATCCTTAACGGTGCGACAGGTACAACAGAGATTAGCTATGCACTTGCTAACAACACTAGTGGACAGTATGCAGATAACGGCTGGTATATCGAGCAGTGGGTTGATAGAGCTCTTATCAATGACTTGCTCACTCTTATCGGCAAGACAACCAATACACAGGAAGTATTCGGCAACGGACACTATACAGGCGGTAGCACTGCTGGAAATCTTTTAAAGTCAGGTACTCTTAATGATAAAGGATTGTTCTACGGCACAAATGGTACAGGCGTAGGTGTAAAGGTTTTCGGTATGGAAAACTATTGGGGCAATCAGTGGCGTAGATGTGCCGGCCTCCTTACAAGTAACCAGGTACTTTACGCTAAAATGACATGGGGCAAAGAGGACGGTACTACAAGAGTAGGATACCAGACAGGCTCAGTTGATGGTTATCATAGAATTGGTAAGAGTGTTGGTGGCACATCTGGTGGTTACATCTCAGTGGTTACTAACGGCAAGTTCGGCAAAATCCCTGTTACTGCATCTGGTACTGAACAGGCTTATGAGTGTGACGGTTTATGGTTCCGTTCCGATGTTGGTGTGGGCTTTGCTCGTGTGGGCAGCAGCTGTGGCAACGGCTGGATGGTTGGCGCGTTCGCGTTGAATCTGAGCCACGCGGTGTCTGTTGCGTACTGGGACGTCGGCGCGGCGCTTTCTTGCAAGCCACTAGCCGAAGAATAGGAAAGGGTAATGGGCTCTTAGGAGCCCTAGGGGAAACCTTGGTTTCCCACATATAGATTTCAAACATTTTAATACATACGGATTGGAGGAGCGGGCTTTGCTCATGTAGGCAGCAACTGTAACAACAGCTGGATAGTTGGCGCGTTCACGTTGAATCTGAACAACACGGTGTCTAATGCGAACTGGAACATCGGCGCGGCGTAATTCTTATTAACACGTAAGAACACATGATGCGTAATATGAGTGTTGTGTGTGAAAAGCTCCTCCTATTCGTTACCTCTTGGTAAAAATTACATCGATGCTAGGTGTGGTTAGTAGCTTAAGCGAAAATCACACAGATAATAAGAAAGACTAGTTAAATGAGGCATAACATGAAAACATACAAGAATTTATGGGCAAAATTTATATCAGATGAGAATATCGAGGCGGCTATTCATTCCGCCAAACTAGGCAATAAAAGCCGTAAGCTAAAGCGTAGATTAAATTATGTATATGAGCATAAAGAGGAATATATTCCTAAGATACGTGAAATAGCATCTAACTATCACAATTCAAAACATATCCCTGTAACAATTTATGATGGAATCTCCAGAAAGAAAAGGACCATTATAGTTCCTACACCGTTTGAACAGGTAATACATCACATGATTGTGAATGTATTGAAACCTATATTCATGAAATCCATGTATCAACATTCGTTTGGTAGTATACCTGGGCGTGGTGGATATCTGGGCATGAAAACAATTAAAAAGTGGATGCCGTGTAAATACATTCTCAAAATGGATGTAAGAAAGTATTTTGATAATGTATCTCAGAGGATCTTAATTGAGAAACTAGAAAGAATCATAAAAGATAATCAATTTATGAGCATCCTAAGAGTTGTAATAGGTGCAACACCTACAGGAATACCACTAGGGTTTTATACATCACAGTGGTTTGCTAATTTCTACCTTACAGAGCTGGACCACTACATAACATCAGAATTAGGTTTCGGGCATTACGCACGATACATGGATGATATGGTGGTATTAGGAAATAATAAACGCCAGCTACACAAACTAAGAGAGAAAATAGCAGATTACCTAACAGGTAATTTAGGCTTGGAAATGAAAGGCAATTGGCAGATATTCAGATTTGATTATATAGATAGAAAAGGAAAACGTAGAGGTAGACCCTTAGATTTTATGGGGTTCAAGTTCTATAGAGATAAAGTTGTATTGAGGCGTTCGATTATGATGAAAGCCTCCAGAAAAGCTAAGAGGATAAGCAAAAAGAAAAAGGTATCCTGGTATGAGGCAACGCAAATGCTAAGCTACTGTGGATGGTTCAAGGCTACCGATACATATAATTGCTTTCGGAAGTATATAAAGCCTTATGTAAATATAAAACAATTGAAAAAGAAAGTATCAAGGCATAATAAAAAGAGGTACAAAAATGGAATTAGGGAAATTATCGATAACAGAGTTACTAGAATTGCTACATGATGTATCGAATGAAATAGAGAGTCGAATAATGGCAAAAGAGGAACGGTAAATACAGCCGTTCTTTTTTATTTCGCATTTTGGCGTATCTGTGCCCACAACATATTGTGTAATTAAGGTATCAAATAAATCTAATAAGGAGGTTAATTTTATGAATGAATTGTATTTGATGATTACCAGCATAATAGCAGATGTGAAACCGTTTAAGAGCATTACATGTGCTATTTTTGGCATTATTGGAACTATTGTTACTTACTTCTTTGGAGGATGGACACAGGGAATGGCTACACTTGTTACTTTCATGGCATTCGACTACATCACAGGCCTACTTGTTGCAGCAGTATTCAAGAACTCATCGAAAACTAAAAAAGGTGGGCTAAGCAGTGCCGCTGGGCGTAAGGGATTAGTCAAGAAGTTCACCACGTTAATTATTGTAGCCTGTTTGCATCATCTGGATGTTGTATTTAACATCGATATCCTTATGAATGCTGGTGTTATCGGTTTTGCAGCAAATGAATTTATATCTATAGTCGAAAATGCTGGATTAATGGGATTACCGTTACCGTCAGCAGTTAACAAAGCAATAGAAATACTGAATGAAAAATCAAAAATTGGTAACAAGGAAGATATCGGAGGTAATAAAAATGGCTAAGTATACAGTACACGGCGGTCACGCCAAACACGGAGCTAAGTATTGTGGAGCAGTAGGTTACTGTTCTGAATCGTTGGTAGATAGACAGGTTAAGGATGCCGTTATTAGGTATCTTAAGATTGCTGGGCATACAGTATACGATTGTACTGTAGATTCTGGTATCAGCCAGAGCGCTATTATCACAGCTATCAAGAAAAAGATTAACAGCTATAGCGGTGTTACTGCTAATATTTCAATTCATCTAAATGCATCCAGCAAATCAAAGGCAGATGGAAAGATTAAGGGTACAGAGTGCTGCATTTACTCTACAGCCTCATCACCTACAGTAACCATGGCCTCACGTATTTGTAAAAATATGAATGCCCTAGGATTTACTAATAGGGGCAATAAGGTAAGAACAGATTTAGGCGTTCTTAAGGGTATTAAGAACGGCGGCCTTAATATCCTTGTAGAAATCTTTTTCTGTGATGATCAGGACGATTTCAATTTGTACAGCAAGGTTGGAGCTGATGCTATAGGCAAGGCTATTGCTGAGGGCATCGTAGGTAAAACAATTGGCACTGATTGGAGTAAGGTATTTGATGCTACATTCTACGCAAATTCTAACCCAGATGTAGTAAAAGCGCTGGGTAACTCATCACAGGCCCTCTTGAATCATTTCCTTACATTTGGAATCGAGGAGGCTGGTAGAGTCGGTAAGACAAAGAGCAGATTTAATGTAGTATCATATGCTGCTAAGAATCCAGACCTTGTAAAGGCATTCGGTCAGTGCAAACCAGGTAACTACTCTCCATTCTACAAACATTATTGTGAGTATGGATACAAAGAGGGTAGAGTTACAATCTAGATTCATAAATGGCAAGTAGTGCCGGCTGCTTGTTATTTGACGTTTTCATAGAAACTCCTTTCGCGGATACAGGCGGTTTATCTCATTGATAGGCCGTCTGTATTTGTGTTTTAATCTGTGAAAAATCTGTGTGTAAATTATTAACAAGTCGGTATTATGTCGGTAAAAATACCTATAAACCTTATAAATACGCTATTGCACTTAAGACTTTTAATCAGGTTGTCGGGAGTTCGAGCCTCCTCAGCCTCAGCGATGAAGCCTTCAGATTCGTCTGGAGGCTTTTTTCTTGTATGGATCTATAGTAAGATTATATAAAAGTTACGAAAAAACATGCTTAGGGATCATTATGTGGGATTATATATGGACATATATCTGAGTTACAATTGAAAACAATAGAAAAAGGGAAAGAGAGTATTTAATATGGCAGATGATAAGCTAGAATTATTTGAAAATCAACCAATTCGAACTGCA